AAATTTATCTACCGAAGATGGCAGAAAACAATTAAAGCAAGATATAGTCGATGGTGTAAAATCTATGGCTAGCGGCTTAATGGACAGTGTTATTGCTTGGATGACTGATCCTGAGACTATTGTGAAAACACTTACTAACGCATTATTATTGTTAAGTCCTGGAGGTTTGATGATGACTGCGGTAAAACTAATTATTGCAGGAATTGTAAATCTGATTAGCTGGGATGATATAAAAGCAGGCTGGGATGCTTGGGAGCCTACAAGCGAAATTGGACAAGGTATAAAAAACATGGTTACTAAAGCGGTAGAATGGATTGGCGATACATTCTCTTGGACAGCTATAAAAAAGAAAATTGGAGGATTTTTACCTGATAACAAATTAGGTAATTGGGCAAGAGAGAAATTAGGTATAGGAAATGATACTGACGAAGTAGCTTTAGCTGATACTAAGGATAATAAAAAAACAACTACAGCTGAAAATCCAAAAGCAGAAGAAGTAGCGAAAGCAGAAGAAACTGTTGCTAAGACAGAAGCAGAAAAACAAAAATTGGCCAACTTAGATAAATCCACTTCAGATTCAGATAATCAGCTTGCGATGTTAAATACTAGCATGCAACAGCTCATTGATTTAACTAAAAAGAATACAACAGCCGTAAAAAATCTTAACGGCAACATAATGGCTGGATAAGGAACACAATATGAGTTGGAAAAGATATTTTACACCAGTCGAAGGAGAAGCAGGCTCTAGAAGTCCGCTTAGTGCAGGTTCAGGCTCACAGCCAGGACCAGCAAGAACAAATTATTCAAGTTTTCTTCCTGATGTTTACACAGGCGCTCCTAATAGAGTAGAGCGTTACGGACAATATAATGTAATGGATCAAGATAGTGAGGTAAATGCCGCACTTGATATCCTAGCTGAATTTTGTTCGCAACAAAATCCTATTAACAAAACAAGTTTTAGTATAGACTTTAAAAAGATGGCTACTAATTCTGAAGTAAAAGTTTTAGAGCAATACTTACAGCAATGGACTAAATTAAATGACTTTGGTACACGCATGTTCAAAATTGTGCGTAACGTTTTTAAGTTTGGTGACAGTTTCTTTATAAGAGATCCAGAAACAAAAAAATGGCATCATGTTGATCCTGCAAAAGTTTCAAGTATTATTGTTAATGAATCTGAAGGTAAAAAGCCAGAACAATATATTGTAAAAGATATTAATTTAAATTTTGTAGACAGTGTTGCAACAACACCTTATACTACAAACGGTAATGCAACAGGCGGTGGCGATGGCTACTTAACTGGCGGTGGTGACGGATACTTAACCGGCGGTGTTCGTGGCATGGTTGGTAATACACAAACATCTGGTTCAAGTGCAGGACGCTTTGGTCACGATAAAACTAAAGAACATGCTATTAGTGCAGAACACATGGTACATTTAAGTTTAAGTGAAGGCTTAGACAACAATGCACCTTTTGGTAATTCACTATTAGAAGGTATATTTAAAGTATACAAGCAAAAAGAATTACTTGAAGACGCTATTATTATTTACAGAACACAAAGAGCTCCAGAGCGTAGAGTATTTTATGTTGATGTTGGTAACATGCCAAGTCACTTAGCTATGCAATTTGTTGAGCGAGTAAAAACAGAAATACACCAAAGACGTATTCCTAGTAAAACAGGTGGTGGCACAAGTGTTATTGATAGTGCTTACAATCCATTATCAACTAACGAAGATTATTTCTTTCCGCAAACAGCAGAGGGACGTGGATCTAAAGTTGAAACACTACCTGGTGGTACTAACTTAGGTGAGATTGATGACTTAAAATACTTTACAAATAAACTAGTAAGAGGTTTACGTATTCCAAGTTCATACTTGCCAGCCGCGGCACAAGACGAAGGTCAAAGTTCATTTAATGACGGCAGAGTAGGTACTGCATATATACAAGAACTACGCTTTAATAAGTATTGCGAACGTTTACAAAATTTAGTTGCTGAAATATTCAACCAAGAGTTTAAAAGATATCTAATAGAAAAAGGTATTAATGTTGATATTGCAATGTTTGATTTATTATTTCAACCACCACAAAACTTTGCAAGTTATAGACAAAGTGAATTAGATAATCAACGTATTGGTACTTTTGCACAGATACAAGCTATTCCATTTATCAGTAATAGATATGCAATGAAACGTTTCTTAGGAATGAGTGATTCAGAAGTAGCAGAAAACGAACGCTATTGGAGAGAAGAAAACGACGAAACTTTAGGCCAACCACCAACAGATGCTAGTGCAGAAATGCGTGGTGCTGGAATAAGTGGAGCAGGCATTGAAGCTGACTTAGGTGCAGAAGCAGATGTAGCACCAGAAGGTGAAGAAGGATTTGCAACAGGAGAAACTGAAGGAGTAGATTCTGTAACTACATCAGATCCTGCAGGAGCATCATCAACAGGTGGAGAGACGCCGGAGGCATAAATACTAACATGATACTTAGAGAATTATTTTATTTTGACAAAGAAACTATTGATCCTATTGAGGACAAGCGTTATGATGCAACAGATGACAAAAGCATTGTAAATCGTGATGATACCCGTAAGACAAGATTAACATTACGTCAAATAAACAAAGCTCGCAAGGCATCTGAATTACATCAAGAAGAAAAAGTAAAAGAACTAGATTTCGTACGTCAAATGTACGGTATTCAAGCACAACCTCAAGTATAGGATTTTTCTAAATGACTGTAGCTTTTGTTATAGGTAATGGCACGAGTCGTAAAGACATAGACTTATATCCCCTTAAAAATTACGGAAAGATTTATGCATGTAATGCAATGTTCAGACACTTCGAACCTGACTACTTAGTTGCTGTCGATGTAAAGATGATTCTTGAAATAAATCAACAAAAATGGCAAATGGAACATGAAGTCTGGACAAATCCAAATAAGCAGTATAATGGCATGCAAGGATTTAGATATTTTCAGCCTAGTAAAGGCTGGAGTAGTGGTCCTACAGCATTATGGCTAGCAAGTACACATGCACATGACACAATTTATATACTAGGATTCGATTTTCAAGGCGAAATAGACCAACATGGGAATAGATCTAAGGTAAATAACTTGTACGCAGGTACGCACAATTATAAGAAACAAGGTGATCCTGCAACATATTTTGGTAATTGGGAGAGACAAACAGCTTCAACGTGCGATGCTCATCAAGGTAAACGCTTTATAAGAATAGTAGCAGACAATGATGACTTTGTACCTAAACAGTTAAAGAAATGTACGAATTTATCTCACATAACAGTCAGTGAGTTTAAAAGATATTATGATTTTTAGACGGTTTGTGACAAAACGAGCTCGTTTTGACGCCGTTATCCGTGTATTTTTAAATCATAGTGTAAATAATACTAGACAGCCTTACAACTTAATTAAAACTATAGGAGAAAACAATGGCAGACAATAAATTAGAGCAAATGCTCGAAAAACTTGTCAATAACGATCGTGCTGGCGCAGATGAACTGTTCCACGAATTTGTAATTGAGAAGTCACGTGGTATCTATGAAAAGATGCTAGAAAATGATTTAGAAGATCTTGAAGTCGACGAAGCAAAAGACGAAGAAGTAGATGAAGCGTCAAAAGACGAAGAAGTAGATGAAGCTACAGATGAAGAAGTAGATGAGTCTTCAGACGACGAAGAGACTAACGAAGCAACAGACGAAGAAGTTGACGAAGCCTCTGATGAAGAAGTAGATGAAGCATCAGACGAAGAAGTTGACGAAAATTTCGGAGAAATTACACCAGAAGCTGACCCAATGGGTGGCGACGCGGCTGACGATATGATGGCAGACATCAAAGCAGACAGCGACGAAGGTGATATGGACGACATGGGCGGTGACGATGAAGAAGAAATCGAAGACCGTGTAGTTGATCTAGAAGATGCTCTTGATGACCTAAAAGCTGAATTTGAAAAAATGATGGCTGGCGACAAAGGTGACGATGAAGGCGACGAAGATGCCGCTGACATGGACATGGATGACGAAGGTGATGAAGACAAGGAAGAGGCATTTGATGTCGCTCCCGAACTTAGCGTAGAAGACGAAGCACCAGCTTTCGAAGGCACTAAAACTGCTGGAGAGCAAATGAGAGAGTACGTAGAGAAAGTAACACCTAAAATGGGCGATACTGGAACAGACGGCACTAAATCACCAGTTGCTGGTAAAAATGACATGGGTGGAACAGCAGGTAACAT